GCCGCCGCGACCGTCGCGAGCGGCGACGCGATGGTGTAGGAGCCCTCCAGCTTCGCCGGCACGCGCTCGTCCATGCCGGTCTGGAGCGCACGGGCAATGCGCTCCTCGTCGGTGCCGGTGAAGTCCTCCGGCTGCACCGCGCTCGAAGCGCCGCGGATGCTCCGGTGCAGGTTGAGCAGGTAGAGCCAGAACTCCCGGCTCATCGTCCTGTCGGGCTGCGTGACGTGGATGCTCTGCTGCGGGTCGGCGAGGGTCATGCCAAATCCACCGCCGCTTCCGACATCAGCGGCACGTCCATCGGATCGGTCAGGTTGATCTCGACCGTGAGGCTATCGAACTGCCCGAGCGACCAGAACTCGGCCTTGGCGTTCCGGTCGCCCTTGAAGCCGATGTCCTCGACGATCGGCTCCGACCACGTATAGCCGCCGTCGTCCGAAACCCTGATCCAGATGCGGGATTGCCGCTGCGTCTGCTCGACCGGGTGCTGCTCGTTCCCGAGGATGTAGCGCCCGAGGTGGTCGAGCACCGGGAAGCCGTTCGCGTCGGTCAGCCATCCCGGCGCCGTCTCGGCGATCGAGTAGTTCCCGAACAGCCCGAACAGCGCCAGCTTCGCGATCGTGAAAGGCTCGTTGTCCTGGAACAGCGGCCGGGATACGATCGTCCGCCGCATCGGCGTGTCGGCGTCGAACGGGGCCTCCCCGAGGGTATAGACCCGGCCCAGCCGGTCCGCGAGGTGCCAGCGCCCGTAGCACTCGCACGCCGCGATCACGTCCCAGGGCTTGTGCGAGGTGCCGTGCGACCGCTCGTGCGGCATCCCCATCGCGATGTCGTAGACCCACGCCGGCCGGTCCGAGAACCGCGTTACCGCGTACTGGTGGCCTTCCTGCTCGTAGTAGAAGCAATGCGTCGGGTCGCCCTCGGCCAGCGCCTCGTTCATGGCCGGCGGGCTCACCGGCGCCCCCGCCAGGTAGGCGATGCGGTCCTCGCCGATGTAGAACGGCCCCGAGGGCGTGTTCGTCACCAGGTTGAACCCGGCGATGCCCTTGTCCGAGACCTGGCTGCCGATCCGGACGAAGGCACCCGAGCCGCCGACACCGGACAGCCCCCATGTCTCGACCGAATGCTCCTTCAGCACGCCGAGACTCGCCCCGCTCGTCACGAGCCGGATGATCCGGTCGTCCCGCGCCTCCGCGGTCGCGAAGTAGAGCCCGTTTCGGGTCAGGGGGTCGGCGACCGCCGTCCATTCCAGCCGCCGGCCCGCCTTCTCGCTCAGGAGCGTGTACTGGTCGAGGAAGGCGACGCTGCCGATGTTCGTCAGCACGCCGCCGCCGGGCTGCGTCAGGCTCGTGCCGTTCCAGACGAAGTAAGCCCCGCCCGCGGTGATCGTCACCTTGTCCCGGGCGCCGGAGATCGCCGTGTTCGGATCGTCCGGGACGGACGCCAGCCGGGTCGCGGAGCCGTCCTCGGCCACTCGGTACAACCCACCGGCGCAAACCGCGTAGAGAACCTCCTGCACCCGCGCCATCGCCCGGAAGAACGGCCCCGCGAGCGTCGCCTTGAACCGCAGCGGCGGCGCCGCCTTGAGGATCAGCGGCGCAATCGAGCCCTCCGGCGCCGGCGCGGCATGGCAGTTGATCAGCCGCTCCCCGGTCGGCGCGAGGTTCGTGCTCGTCGCCGAGGATTTCGCCGCGAGGACGAAGCGCACGTCACTCGCCCCGAACGATCCGGGCGAAGGTGCCGTCGCCTTCGCGCACCGCAAGCCCTGCCAGGAAATCGAATTGAAGGACGGCGATCTCGCCGAGAAGCTTGCGACCGCTGGTCCTGGCGTCGAGTTGCCAGCCGCTCGATGCACGATCGCCCTGCCAGCCGCAGACGACCACCGCGGAGCGCAACTCACCCGCCTTGGCGTCGGCGATCATCCGCTCGAGCATCGCGATCAGGTCCGGGTTTGGCGTCCGGTCGGTGATGTCGACGAGATCGGCCATCAGAAATAGGCGCCCCGGTCGAAGGCGCAGATCTCGTCCTCGGTCGTCGTGCCGTCCCCGTCGAGGTCCATGCTCGGTACCATCGGGTTCGCCACCGTCCGCAGGCGGATCAGCGCCGTCGTCTCGCCCACGGGCGCGGGCCGGCTGAACATCCCGGCCAGCCGCGCCGAGAGCAGCCAGATCAGCGGGTTCTGGTAGGCGGCCGGGACGGGGTCGTCGATCCCGAAGGTCAGCGTGACTCCGCCCCACGGGCCGTTCAGGTCGGCGAAGAGCTGCTCGAGCTTCTCCTCGCCGGCCTGGTACATCTGCCCGTTCGGGGTGCGCTGGTAGCCCACGACCCCGATCTCCCGGAGGGCACGGGTCACGATGTCGCGCTTGTTCATCAGTAGAGGCCGAGGATGCTCGACGCCGTGGTCGCCGCCCGCACCTGCTTGGCGCGGATCGGCAGGAGCGACCCCGCCGGGACCGCCTTGAACGTCACCACCGCGGTATCGCCGGACAGGATGACGGCGAGGTCGCCGGTGACGCCGACGTAGATGCCGCGCGTGACCACAGCGAGGTCGGCATCGGCGGGCGTGATCGCGAACGCCTTGGTGGCGCCGGTGATCAGCGCATCTGCCGACGCTCCGGTGAAGGGATCGCTCATGCCGTCGCCTTTCTGGGCCTGCCGCGCCGCCTGGGCTCGAGCTCGGGAGCCGGGCCGTCCTCGACCCGCTCCCAACGCTCGCTCAGTTTGTGCTCGGGGATTGTCAGCACGTCGCCGGGCATCAGATCCCGCCCGTACCAGTTGGTGACGGGCGGGCCGACGTAGCGGGCCTTGATCATGCCACGCTGTAGGCGACCAACGCCGTGATGGTGCCGCCGGTGTTGACGCCGGCGTCGGCGATCACGATGCCGATCTTGCAGAGGCCGCCCGGATCGGACGACAGCCCGGCGAGCTCCCAGAGGCGCTTGCCGTAGTTGGCATGGTCCTTGATCATGGCGAGGTTCGAGCCGGCCGTGGCCGCGTCGATGCCGTCGTTCATCGCGTCGGCGACCAGGGTGAACTGCGCGTCGACGGGATAGATGCCGATGTCGAGCGTCGGCGAGCCCGTCGAGGCGAGGTCGTCGATCCAGAGCCGCGAGGAGCCGTGGATGCGCGCGTTGGTCGGCAGCGGCGGGAGGTAGTAGGTCGTCCCCGCCGTCGCCGCCGCCGCGGCCTCCACCGTCGCGTCGATGATCGCCGGACCGCGGTTCTTCTCGGCGTTCTTGCCGTGCCCGACCGCGCTGCGGATGGTCATGTCAACCATTGTCTGTGCCCTCCGATCAGGCCGAGGCCACGGCGGCGGTCCAGACCGTCACCATGCCGTGCTGAATGCCGTTGAAGTGGAACTTGCCGACGCCGCGGCACTCCTGCACGGCGACGCCGTACTCGAAGCCGTAGTCGTCTTCCTTCTTGACCGCGGTGTTGACATCCTGCCCCCACGCGATCGCCACCGCCTGCGCGCCGCACAGGAAGCTCGGCGCGACCTCGATGGTGCCGTTCGAGACGACCGGGATCTCGGGCACCTCGCGGACGATGATGCCGTTCCAGATCAGGTCGCCGTCCTGGAAGAGCGGGTTGTCGCCCACGTCGCGCGGGCGCGCCTCGCGGTTCGCGCGCACCATCGCGTCGTCCCGCTTCAGGTCGCGGAAGGCGCGGCTGTTCGTGAACATCACGAAGTTCTCGCGGCCCTGGGTGTTGTCGACCTTCACCGGGCGGATCGACGGGCGCGTCGAGCTGGTCGTGGTCGCCCGCGCCAGTTCCTTCGCGAGGTCCATGACCCCGGTCGTCATCCGGTCGCCGGTCGAGGCGTCGTTGTCGATCGTCGCGAGGCAGACCGAATGGTCGTTCGCCGCGTTGTTCGCCACCGCCCGGCCGAAGAGGACGCGGTCGCTGTTGAGCGCCAGCCAGGCGTCCTTCTCGGCCTCGCTCGCCGCGGCATAGAACTCGTCGGGCAGGAGCGGCACGTCCTCGGAGAGGTCGGGATGCCGGCCGCGCAGGATCGAGCCGTTGCCGAACGCCAGCATGGCGCAGATCAGGTCGTCCCGGAGGACCACCGAGGACCAGTCCTTGAGGACCGTGCGCGCGGCGTCGCGCAGGTTCATCTCGGTCCAGTGCTCCTGCGTCTTCTTCACGACGACGCCGTTGCGGTTCCAGTTGACCGTGATCGGGAAGTTGTAGTTCCCCATCCGGACCTCGCGCCCGATCAGGCGCGTGTCGCCGCGGACGCCGGACTTGCGGTCGAGGGCGTCGATGCGGGGGATGTTGACGGTCTTGCCGGCGTCGACGAGGTCGCGGTTCGCCACGATGGGCATCTGCGACTTGCCGTCATACCGGCCCATGTACGGCGAGAACGGCGTCTCGCGCACGTATTCCACGAAATAGTCGCTGTTCCACTTCTGGATGCGGCTATTGATGTCGAGATTGGTGTCCACTAGGGCTCTCCATCGAGGGGCGGCGCCGGCTCCAACAGAGAGCCCGGCGCATCATTGCGGCTTCAGCGGAACGCCCTGTCGAAGCCACTGCCGGCCGGCGCCGAAGACGGAGCCGTGGCGCCGGGTGCAGCGGCCATCGAGGGCGGCGGGGTTGCCGGTCGAGCGGGCGCGGGCTGGGCCTGTGCGCCCATCTCCGCCAGCAGTTCGTCGCGCAGCTCGGCCTTCAGCCGCTCGCGGTAGGAGGACAGGTCTCCCACCCCCGCCGCGACGGTCTGCTGCTTGTGCCAACGCACCAGCCGGTCCCAGCGATCGGGGCCGTTGGTGAACTGCTGCACGACGCGGGCCTGCTGGGCCGCCTGGAGGGCTTCGTTCACCGCGTCGTCGCCGTGCTTCTGCCGGGCGATCATCTCGGAGAACTGGGCCTCCTGGTTATCCAGCGCGGCCTGCTGCTGCATCTGCACGAAGCCGAGGTATCCCGGTAGATCCTCGTTCGGGTCGGGCGGCTGGACGGCCTCCCGTCGCGGCTGGCGCATCTGCTCCAGCTGACGGGCAATTTCATCCTGCCGGCGCGTGAACTCGCCACGCTCCCGGTCCAACTGCTCGCGCAGGGCCTTTCGCTCTTCCAGCAGCACCGAGAGCGGGACCATGTGCCTGTCCTGCGGTTCGGCCGCCGGCGACGCAGCCGCGGGCGCAGGCGTCAGTTCGACGCTCGGCTCGCTATCGCCCGTCCCCTTCGCCGCGAACCGGCCCTGCTCGTCGCGGGCGCGGTTCTCCGGGGCCGCTGCCGGCGCCGGCTGCTCGGGGGTCTGATCGAGGAAAGACAGGTTGTCGTCCGCCATCTGGCGCTCTCCATTGTCGCTGTGAGACACGAAACCGACCGTATCGCCGTCGACGCGGATCGCCCCGTAACCCCGGGCGGCGGGAACTTCACATGACGCCGAGCATCGCCTCGCGGCTCACCAGCAGCGCCGCGTCGACGCGGTTCTTCATCGCGTCTGTCGTCTTCACCTCGGCCGATGCCTGGCGCTCCGGGATCGCAGCCAGCTTCTCCTGCGCCGAGGCGGCCTTGAACTGCGCCGAGGCTTCCTTCTCGGCAATCGCCGCCGCCCCGGCCCGCTGTTGCAGCGCGGCCTGCTGCGCCTGTTGCGCCTGCTGCTCCTCGCTGCCCTTCAGCTTCTCGATGAGCTTCTGCTTGTCCCGCAGGTGCGAGGCCTCGACCAGGACATCGGGCGGGATCGGCACGCCGCTCTGCGCGAGCTGAACGAGCTGCTCCCATTCCTCCTGCTGGAGCGTCGCCATGTCCGGCATCGCGTCGATGATGATGTCGACATCCATCTCGGCGATGGCGTTGTCGGTGCCGACCTGGAAACCGTAGGGGTTCATCACCGGCTGGTTGATGCCGACGAACTCGGCAGCCTTCTCCTCGCCCGTGATCCTGATCCAGCGGGGCTCCGTCCAGAACTGCCGGACCCGGCACCAGAGCGCCCGATAGACCCGCAGCGTCCAGTCCCGCAGCCCCTCGTAGAACGGCCCCATCTCGGCCATGCCGGCCTGCTGCTGCAGCCCGATCGCCCGGCCCGAGTGCTGGCCCTCGAGCTGCCCGAGCAGCGAGGCGTTCGGCCCCATCGAATCCAGCGTCTGCTTGCTCTCCTCGAGCAGCTTGAACTGCCCCGCGACCTGATCGTCCTGGCGGATGATGTCGAAGCCCGGAACCGTCGTGTTCGGGTCCTGGGTGTATTCGATGTGCCCCTCTGGGTCGGACATCTGCCGCTTGAGATGCACGAGCGGGTCAACCCCCTGCGGCGCGATGATCGCCCCCTGGTGGCTCCGGGTCTGCCGCACGTTCAGCATGTGCAGGAGCTTCGAGCGCCGCTTGTTGATCTCGTCCTGGTGCGAGATCATGTCCCGCACCGCGCCGAAGCGGCGGTTCTCGCGGTCGACGTAGGTCGATTGCAGGATGATCGCGTTGGCCGAGAAATAGCTCGTGATGATCCACTCGCTATCGTTCCTCGCCGCGGAGAGCTCGCCGGCGATGAAGTTGATGGCCACGTTGGTGACCGAGCAGTCGAGCACCTCCATGAACGTCGGCACGGTCACGGCGATGGCGATCAGCCAGGGGCTGGCCGTCGGTCGACGCTCATCGCCGGACGATGGGAAACCGTTCATGATTCGCCTCCTCACTTCGAGCCGGTGGCGCCCGGCATGCCCAGGCCCCGGAAATGCTGGCCGGCCCAGACGCCCTGGGGCGACTCATGGACGTAGACGTAGGGTGTCACGGAGAGCCCGGCGAAGAGCGTGTCCCGCTGGGGATCGTAGTCCTCCAGCTCGATGCGGACGGGGAGCCGCTGGACGACCCTCACGAAGTTCCCCGTCGCGTTCTGCGGGGGCAGGAGCATCAGGGTCTGGCCCGTCCCCGCCGAGAAGCCGGTCACGCGACCGCGGAAGATCTTCCGGCCGCCGTACATGTCGATCTCGACCTCGGCCCGCTGCCCGATCCGCATGTCCGCGAGCTGCGTCTCCTTGAAGTTCGCGTCGATCCAGATCTCGTCGAGGGAGCGGATGACCATCATCGACTGGCAGGCGGCGACGTTGTTCCCCGGGTTGACGCTCCGGCGCACGACGATGCCGTCGACCTCGGCGCGGATCTCGCAGTACGCGAGATTCAGCTCCGCCTGCGCGAGCTCGAGAGGCTCGTCATCGACATACACGCGCATGACCTTGGCATCGGGCACATTCACGATCGTCTGGCCCGTGCGCGCGAAGCCGTATGCCTCCTCGGCATGCCTGATGGGCCATGTCTCGTGGAAGCCGTTGATGAACGTGCCGTGAGAGAAGGCTT